TACACTCTCAGTTAGATTCTGTTAAGAATGCTAGAGATACTTTTAACATTATTCAGATACAGGATACTATGATCCACGTGCTCTACCGTAGAGACAAAGAAAAAGATCTGATAATAAAAAACCAAGATACAGTTATTCAGGCTCAGAGATATATTATTAATAGCCAGGATACTATTATTACCACTCAAGCTTTTGACATTAAAAGATTAAAGAAGCAGAGAAATATTTCAGTATTATTAAATGCATTATTAACCACTGGACTGATTATCAAATGAAAACTAAAATAACCCTATTTACTTTGTCACTCTTCTCATTCTTTGCTCCAATTGAACTAAGTGCTATTCTCTTAATGTTTATAATTTTAGTAGACACAATAGTCAAACTTATATCCCTTAAGAAAATTGCATGTGATGAAGGTAGAAAATATAAAGATGTCTTTAAATCTAAGTTGTTAAGAAGAGGTTATATCTTTAAAGGTGCTGGTTATTATATATTTGCAGGTGCTGTTTTTCCACTAGATTATTATGGTTTTACTCCATTTGTCCAAGGATTACTTAAGGCAACCGGATATAGTATTACAATACCTACACAAGCAATCTTTACAAATGCTCTTCTTTACATATTTGCAATTATAGAGTTATCTTCTATTAATGAGAACTGGTTTGATCTAACAGGTAATAATATATTTAAATCAGTACTTAGAGTTGTTAAAACAATCAGAGGTAGTCTTGAAAAAATCTCTGATACATATAAAAACATAAAAGATTAAGTTATGAGTTATAGTTTCTTACAAGAAGAAAAGTCTCCAAAGATCTTAGTTGAAGCTGTAAAATTACTTGGAACTAAAGAAGTTGTAGGTAAAAAACATAATCCAGTAATTATGGATTGGGCTAAAGAACTTGATTTAGAAAAAGTTTATACAGCAGATGAGATTCCATGGTGTGGTTTATTCATTGCATACTGTGCTCATGAAGCCGGTGTACAAGTAGTAGATAAGCCTCTCTGGGCTCTTAACTGGGCTAAATACGGCACTCAGGTAACTGAACCTATGCTAGGTGATGTACTTACCTTTAAAAGAGACGGAGGAGGTCATGTGGGTCTTTATGTTGGAGAAGATAAAGATTGCTATCATGTGCTTGGTGGAAACCAGGGAAACTCTGTATCAGTAACAAGAATATTAAAATCAAGATTGCATCAGGCAAGAAGAACTGCATGGAAAGTAGCACAGCCTGCTAATGTCCGTAAAGTACAACTTAGTGCAAAAGGTGTAATCAGTAAAAATGAAGCATAATGAAATTTAGAAACGGTTGGAATACTTATTCTAAACAATGGGATAAGTTAGCTATTAAAGTAAGGTTTTCTTTTATTGACATCTTATCTATTGAGATAGATATATCTAGAGACTTTTATCTTTTTACAATCTTAAACTTTACATTTAAAAATAGATAGTTATGAAAGACAGTAAGAACCAAATGATCAGATCAATGAGAAGTTATCAAACTGGCGGTGCTTCTGATGATTCTTGCATGGAAGAATACATGGGTGCTGATGGTAAAAAACGTAAGAGAAAGAAAAAGGGTGGATGTGGAAAGAAATATGGTAGCCGTGGTGTAGGTGTAACTGGATCACAAGTAGGTAATGCTCTTCTCTCAGCAGCAGCTGCAACAGCAGCAGGACTAGGTCTTAAGAAAATGTTAGATCAGCAAAAGAAAGGTGGCGCTATTAAAAAAGTTCCAAAAAGAAAATAATAATATACAACTTATAGAAGTCCAGGTACTTATAGTGCCTGGATTTTTTATTTAAACAATATACATTTAAACTTATTTTGTATATTTGTTGTAAACCAATTAAATTAAACATCATGGAAAACCAACAAGAAAGAGAGTTAACAGTTGAAGAAATGGCTGCTCAAAAAGAACAGATGCTTGAATTCTATACTGATTCTTTACCTTATTTAGAAGCACAACTTAAGTATGAAGAAGTACTTATGAAGATTGATGAGGTAAGATTTAAGAGAACTAACATTCAGATGCAGTATGCTATGATGGCACAAGCTCAAAGAGAAGCAGAGCTTGAAGAAGATGAAGCAGGTTCTGATCATGATATTGATAAAGAACCAAATATACCTGAGCAGGGTAAAAGAAAGCTTAGAAAAGGATAGTCATGGCTTTAGTAAACCAAGTACAGAAAAGAGTGAAAATGCCTAAGTGGGATTTGGTAAAGTACCAGATTCTTACTCACTGCTACATTAATAAAGTTTCACTAAGTGAGTCTGACTTGGATTGCTTAACACTTTTAAGTTTTAATCAACCTATAGAACTAACTGATTTCTGTTATGATGCTTCTTCAGAAGAAGGCTGGATTTTTAAATCTCCACAAACAGTTAGGAATAGTATCAATAAATCTGAAAAGAATCAGCTTATTATAAGAGATGATAGTAACAAGAAAGTTATAATGTTGAACCCAAATATGAAAGTTCAAACAGAAGGAACGGTCTTGTTAGACTACAAGTTTTTAGGAAGTGATTCTCAAGATACCTAAGATATGAATCCTAAGAAGTCTAGCACATTATACAAAGAAGTTTCAGAAGAAAATAATGTAGAAGAAGTTCTAGTAGCTGATCTTATAGACTTTTACTATAAAGAACTTAGAGGTCAATTAAGTGATCTTAAGTATCCTAGAATAAATGTAGAAGGTCTAGGGCAATTTGTTATAAAAGAGAAACTGGCAGAAGTTTATATAACAAAGCTTACCAAAATGCTTCCTACCCATGATGTATCTACATTTAGAGCATATCATAACAAAAAGGCTATGGAAGAAAAGTTACGGTTATTAAATGAAGTAACTGTAAAGATTGAGCAAGAGAAGAAAAGAAAAGAAGAGTTTAATAAAAATAAAAATAATGAAAGCAGCACTGAAAGCAATCTGGGAGAATAGAAATGCTATTATTGAAGGCATTAAGAACTCAGTAGTAAGAGATGAGTTTGTAGAAGATGTTGCAAGAATGAGATATGATGTCTGTGATGAATGCCCAAGTAAAGGTAAAAAGTGTGCAGTAAAAGGTACAGCTCCTTGTTGCAATGAATGTGGGTGTTCATTAACTTTTAAAACTAGATCTCTTTCTTCAGAATGTCCTCTTGGCAAATGGCAAGCAATTGCTACAGAAGAAGAAGAAGATAAATTAGATGAACTATGAGCATAGTATTTAATGCAGAAGATCACAGTTATGTTAGTGTAGATCCAAATGATGAAATCAGATGGACTAGTGTAACTACTCTTATATCTAGTCTTAAGAAACCTTTTGACTCAAAGAAGGTTGCTGAAAGAGTAAGCAAGAGTAAAAGATCTAAATGGTATGGTGTAGATCCAAAGATCATTGTAAAGATATGGGATAATGAAGCTACCCGTGCTACTACATTAGGTACATTCTATCACAATCAGAGAGAGAATGATTTATGCTCATTTGCATCTATAGAAAGAGAAGGTGTAACTATTCCTATATTTAAACCATATGAAGGAGAAAATGGTTTAAAGATTGCCCCTTCACAAAAATTAGAACCAGGAGTGTATCCGGAACATATGGTCTATCTTAAGTCAGCAGGCTTATGTGGCCAATCAGATTTAGTTGAAGTAGTCAATGGTAGAGTTAATATCATTGACTACAAGACTAATAAAGAGATTAAAACAGAATCATTTAAGAACTGGGAAGGAATTTCTGAGAAGATGTATTCTCCTGTAGATCACTTAGATGATTGTAACTTTAATCATTATGCTTTACAGTTAAGTATTTACATGTATATTATTCTAAAGCATAATCCTAAATTACAACCAGGAAAAATATATATTCACCACATTATATTTGAAACAGATGGTGAAGACCAATATGGTTATCCTATTTCTAAATTAGATGAGAATGGAGAACCAAAGGTATTAGAAGTAGTACCAATACCGGTACCTTATCTTTATGATGAAGTGATATCAGTTATTAATTATCTCAAAGATAATCCGTACATTATTAAAAAGAAGTAACATGCTAATAAGACTGTTTGATGTGCAAAATGGTAAAGTAATTCCTACGGAACACTGCTATACCTTAAAAGCACTTAAAGATGTAATGGATAACTATCCAGATGATTACCTTAAAATATACTTATACTTGTTCTATATGACATGTCCCAATCCAGATATGAATCCTTTCTTTCATACTCCGGAGCATGATAAAGAACATATTATACTAAAAGAAATAGAAGCAGAATTCTCTACAGAAGATGATGATATACATACAGCCCTTTTATTCTGTGAAAGAATGTATGAAACACCAACATCTAGAGCATATAAAGGAATGGCATCCATGCTAGATAGATTAGCTAGATACATGGAGACAACAGCAATTACTGCTGGTAGAGATGGGAATATTAATTCACTAGTAGCTGCAGCCAAAAACTTTGACCAGATTAGAGCATCATTTAAAGGGGTATATAAAGACCTTCAGGATGAGCAGTCAAGCAAAGTAAGAGGTGGACAAGGATTAGCTTATGATAGTTAATTATGAGTGAGATTTATCAAGACATACCAACCTATGACAATGGAACATGGACAACCACAAGCTTTGAATCCAGAGAAGACTTCAGTAACTTCATATTTGGGCTTTTCAAAGAACCCGGTAGTTACGGATTCAACAGTACAACTAATCAGGTATTTGTATCTGAGTCAAGAAAGTTTAGAGATACAGGAGTATATTGCACAGCCCCATTCAAATCAAAAGACTTCATATCCTATTGGGATGATCAAAAAACAAAATGCAGGAAGGGGATAATTGTAAAAGAAGATGACAACATATGGTTTCTTGCAAGAGAATACTACATGTGGTTAAACTTCTTACCAATCTTTGATAAGGAACAACAGAAGTTTGACTTTGCTAAGATTAGAGATGCTCAGTATCATATGGCTCTTTATGAGTTATTAGCTGAGATAAACTATAAACATGCTGCTATTCTTAAGAAACGTCAGATTGCATCTTCTTATTATCATATGGGTAAGTTTATAAACCAGCAGTGGTTTGAAGCAGGGGTTACCCTTAAGATGGGTGCAAGTCTTAAAGACTATATCAATGAGAAAGGATCCTGGAAATTCTTACAGGAATATGCTGCATTCTTAAATGAACATACCGCATGGTATAGACCTATGTCTCCAGACAAGGTAATGATGTGGCAACAGAAGATTGAAGTAAGAAAAGGAGATAGAAAAACAGAGGTTGGTCTCAAAGGTACTATTCAAGGTATGTCATTTGAGAAAGATCCAACAAATGGTGTAGGGGGTCCGGTAAAATACTTTTTCCATGAGGAAGCAGGGATTGCACCTAAGATGGACCAGACATATGAGTACATGCGCCCAGCCATGCGCTCAGGTATGGTTACTACAGGTATGTTTATTGCAGCAGGATCTGTGGGTGACTTATCTCAGTGTAATCCATTAAGAGAAATGATTCTTAACCCACTTTCTAAAGATATTTATGCTGTAGAAAGTAATCTTATAGATAATAAAGGAACTGTAGGTTTGTCAGGTTTGTTTATTCCTGAGCAATGGTCAATGCCTCCATACATAGATGACTTTGGTAATTCACTTGTAGAAGAAGCATTAGAAGCTCTTGATAAACAGTTTGAGCAATGGAAAAAAGAACTTGCTCCAGAAGACTATCAGTTACGTATTTCTCAGCACCCAAGAAACATTCAAGAAGCATTTGCACACAGAACAGTGTCTGTGTTTCCTCCACATTTAGTTGCTGCTCAATCAAGAAGAATAGAGGAGAAAGAATATGCTTATGAGTTTCTAGATATTTTTACAGATGAAAATGGTAAAGTAGCTGTGAAATCTACAGATAAGCAACCAATTAAAGAGTTTCCTATAAGTAAGAAAACAGAAGATAAAACTGGTGTACTTGTTGTATGGGAAAGACCAATAAAGGATCCAACTTTTGGTCAGTACTATGCTTCTATTGACCCCGTGTCAGAAGGTAAGACTACAACATCAGAATCCTTATGTTCTATCTATATAATGAAAGCTCCGGTAGAAGTTACTAGAGTTACTATGGGAGAAACAGAAACATACATAGAACCAGATAAGATTGTAGCAGCTTGGTGTGGTAGATTTGATGATATCAATAAAACTCACCAAAGACTAGAACTAATTATAGAATGGTACAATGCATGGACAGTAATAGAGAATAACATCTCATTATTTATCCAGTATATGATCTCTAGAAAGAAACAGAGATACTTAGTTCCTAAGAGTCAGATCTTGTTCTTAAAAGATCTTGGTGCAAATGCTAA